GTTCCCAGAGCATGCTGACGTTTTACTTGGTCGTGACGGATACGACCAAGACATGAATAGTAGATTTGAGATTGTTCGTTACTACGACCAGCATCAATCTATTATCTACGTTCCAGAACGTCAGAATCTCGTTATCTCCCGTGCCAAGAATCCTATTGGCAAGTTAATGGTTGTAGTCGCAAGACGACCAACCGTTGATGGAGAGATGCGTGGACAGTTTGATGATGTACTCGGCATTCAATTGCTTCGTAATAGATTCGCATTACTTGCGATGGAAGCAACAGAGAAGGCCGTTCAGTCACCATTGATTGTTCCTGACGATGTGAACGAGTTCCAATTCGGTGGTGACGGAGTTATCCGCACCAAGAATCCTGCGGGAGTACGCCGAGTTGAACTACCAGTATCTGGTTCATTATTTAATGAGCAAGCAGTTCTACAAAACGAACTGCGTATGGGTACACGCTATCCTGAATCACGTACTGGAAATCTTGATGCTTCAATCATTACTGGTCAAGGTGTTCAAGCCCTTATGGGTGGATTTGATACACAGGTTAAATCAGCGCAGGCTATTCTTGCATCTACATTAAAGACTGTTATCTCACTTTGTTTTGAAGTGGATGAAAAAATCTTTAATGAAACAAAATCCATTCGTGGTATTGATGCGGGTAGTCCTTATGCAATTGAGTATCTACCTTCAAAAGATATTAAGGGAGATTACTCTGCAGATGTTCGTTATGGAATGTTGGCTGGTCTTAATCCAGCGCAGGGACTTATCTTTATGTTGCAGGCCCTTGGCGGTAAGTTAATCTCCAAGGACCTAGCAATGCGTGAATTGCCATTTGGAGTTAACGTAACTCAGGAGCAGGAAAAAATAGAAGTTGAGGAAATGCGTAATTCGCTTATCTCATCTCTTAATGCTTCAGCGCAAGCAATTCCACAACTTATTGCTAATGGCGGAGACCCAACTGCAATTGTTAAGAAGATTGCAGAAGTAATCCGATTAAGACAGAAGGGCACGCAGGTTGAGGACGCAATCAATGACGTGTTCGCTCCAGAATTACCACCTGCTGGAGAAGCACCTATGGTCGAGCAACCGTCCCCTGCTCCCACCGCGGCTCCAGCAGGTGGCTCTCAACCACCGCAAGGTCTACAAAGTTTACTTTCTAGCCTCTCAATGAGCGGTAAAACAAATGCATCGGCACGTACAGTAACTCAAGCATAACTAAGTAGGGGACAATGACAACACTTGCTGCTTATCAAGGAGATGGATGGTCTGTAATCGGTTGCGATTCTAGAGCATCCGATGAAGGTGGTCGTCCTATGACGATTGCTACTCATAAGATTACCGAAAACAATGGTTATCTTATTGCTGGTTCTGGTGCTAGTCGTGGTTCTAATATCTTGCAGTTTGGATGGAAACCACCTAAGCCAACTAAGTTAGAAGACTTAGATTTGTTTATGACACAAAAGTTTATACCTGCAATGCGTAAAGTTTTTATAGATGCAGGTTATGATATGAAAGAAGACGGGGATGCAGCAGCACAGGATTCAGATTTTATTATCAGCATTCATGGAGTTATTTACCCTATCTTTGAAGATTATTCTTGGGACCGTGATAGCCGTGGTATTTATTATGGTGGCAGCGGTGGCGATGTTGCTTTGGGAGTTCTGGAGGCTTTGCATATTAATAAAGCAAAAACTCCAGAACAAGCGGAAAAAATAATTCATAGAGCAATTGAAGTTGCTTGCATGTGGGACATCTACACAAGTGCACCAATTATAACAAAGATTCAGTACGCAAAATGAGTGATAGATTCAGGGAGAAGATAGAGCAAGCACTAAGAGTTCTAATAGAGGAAGACCCTGAAGGGTCTAACTACATCTGCGCTAACTGGTTAATAATTACAGAATGGGCAGACTATGATGGAACTCGTTACTTGCATACAGAAGTGTCAGATTCAATGACACCCTGGAATGCTTACGGCATGATGCGTATGGCTAAAGAATATAATAAAGAATCCTTTGGCGAACCGCCAGCAGATGAAGATGATGAATTGGAAGAAGGAGATGAGTAATGACAACTGCACCACAAGGTCCTGGTGGCTATCGTGCGCCGTCTAACCCAGCACCAGTATCAGGCCCTGGCGCTCTTTCTAAGCGCACTGACGGCGGTCCAACTCAAGGAGCAAAATACATCTCTGGATTGCCATACGGACAAGGACAAGAAACTTATTCAAACCAACTAGCAGCACCTATGGCTGGTAACCCTATGAGCGGAAGCGCAATGGGCAATTCAGGACTAGTGCAAATGGAAATGCCAACAGAATTAATGGCTGCTACTTCTCGCCCAAATGAGCCTATTACATCTGGTATTGATATTGGTGATGGTCCAGGAAGTTCTTCGTTAAGACTTCCCAATCAAGAGCCAAACATTCTTACAATTATGCAACGACTTGCAGAAAATGACCCATCTGGAGACTCAGAACTTATTTATAATACTCTATTACAAAGAGGTTTTTAATGGCTCAAACGCTTAAAAACCTTAGTTCTGCTGTAGTAGAAATGAGTCCTAACCTTTATAAGACTGCAATCAACATTGGCATGTCTGAAATAGATGCTAGTCTTGTAGACCAACAGGCTCGCAGTTGGAAACTTGGACAACAACTTCTTTCTAAGTCAAAAGAGAAAGCACGTAAGGAATTTCTTGGACTTGACCCAATAGTTAAAAATAATATTTATACACTATTTTCTGACGAAGAAATTTTTCGACCAGAAAAAACTATTTATCAAAAAGCATTTGATACTGTTGCGGCTCCAGTTAAAGGTATTATTGGTATTGCTGCATCACCACTTGTACAAGGTTTTAAAATGGTTGAAAGATATGGAAAACTTATCAACATACCATATCAAGCAATTCAACAGAAAAGACAAGGCGCGGACTTTTCAAAAAAACTTTTAACAGATGCATACAATGGTACAAACTCATGGCAGTGGGATGAAGTTGCAAAGTATGAAGAAAAATACGGCAAAGCCTTAACAACACTAGCCCGTGGGACTGCTGAAAAAAAGTCTATTGGTAAGTCAATTGGTTTATACGGAACTTTTGATGATGACATTGCACAAGCAATTCAGTATGCAGGAGACAATCCAGAAAAGTTTCAAACCCTTGTAGACCAACTATCTCAAGATGCACAGGTTTCTCCAGGTCGCGATGCATCTCCATCTGTTTCACGTCTTATGCAGATTCAAGATAACTCTATTGGTTACAAAATGTGGAAGTTTATTGGTATTGACCTTAGAACCGAAAAGGGTGCACGTCAATTTGAAAAACTAATGTCTGGTCCAATAGATGGTTTATATCAAATTTTTGCTGACCCATTAACTTATACTGGTGTAGGTACTGCTGGTAAGTTAGCAATTAGAGGTGTTGGAGGATACAAGCCTAGTTTTGGAGAAGCCTATGTTCGCTTTGGTGGATTTCAAACTAAAGGTCAAAAACTTGCTGCACAATATCAATTTGTAGCAGAACGTGGTGGCGTTGAAGAGGGAATGGCTTGGGTATTTAGTGAGCCATCTGTTGCAAAATTGTGGAATGAACAACTAGGACCACGATTAAAATCTTTTGCAGAAGCACAGGGTCCTTATGAAAAGGGTAAAATTCTAGAGTCAATGAAGTTTGACTTTCCAGAATGGTATAACGTAGATACTGTTAGGACTCTTGTAAAGAATAGAACCTTTGATGCTGAATCTGCACGTGAATTTTTTACTTATGTAGATGATACAAACATGATGCTTAATGGAACTGTGGATGGATTATCATTCCAACGCAATGCTATTCCATTTGCTCGCCGTACTCGTTTACTTACATCCGCTGTGCATAAAACAGCATATCAAGTTTTTAATCCAACAGCAACAAATAAAACTGGCGACCTATTAGCAAAGGCTGAAAAAGACAGTCTTGATTTAATTGAAACTTTAACCCGTGTTGCTGATGAAGATAACGTATTAGTTAATACTCGTATTGTTGATGAACTTAAATTAGAACAAGATATTACTAAAGCACGTCAGATTTTATTTAAAATGGGTACATCTACCAAACGTTCACCAGAAATGATTATCTGGGGAGAAGATTCTGCTAAAACAGCAGATGCTATTCGTAGTACAGCAGCAGCAGTAATGCCAAATGATATGGCAAATGCTATAACTATATGGCTTATTGACCAACCAGAAAATATTCAACTAACCGTAGTTCGTAATATGCAGTACGCTTTTATGAAGCGTCTTGGCATATCAGATAATGATGCTTTGAATGTTTTAGAGAAAACATATAACGATACATCTACTTTGCATGCTGCACCAAATACCCCATTCCCAGAAGAATGGGCAGATTTACTGCATCCATCAATTTATCAGACACAAAATAACATTCCGTATCTAATAAATAATGGTGCTGTTCATGGTTCGCAGTTAAAGAAGGGTATTGCACCACTTCCATACGATGAATTATATCGTTTGTCTTCTTACGAAAAGGTTCGCAATCTTGGTAAGGGACTTCCAGACAATAAAGTAACATTTCCTGCACGTGCTGCTGCTAATTTATTTGGTGGTGTAACACGTAGCACAATGGCTACTCGTTATAGTAATTACTGGTCTGCTGGAACGCTTGCTCCACGTCTTGGTATGCGTACCAATGTTGACGAAGGTTTAATGTACTCCCTTGTTAATGAAGCAGAATCTGTTTTTGCTCTTGGTGCAAGCAAGTTTGACCAAGAGTTAGCAGCATTAACTGCAATTACTGGTAGTCGTGCTGGTATTGGTCCAGTAAAGGGTGGTTTCTTTTGGCTTGCCAACAAGTTTGGTATTAAACGTGCCAATGGTAGACCTCTTGACCCACGTGATGCTATTCCAGCACCAGAACGTGAAGCAATTAAACTTCAAATTAAAGAGGCTTTAGAAGAAAAACTTGGGATTGATGTCCCACTTGCTGAAATTTCTAATATGGAAATGCGTGAAGCCCTTATTTCCGTAGCAGAGGATATATATCCAAGTGTTGTGGGAAAAGAATCATGGAATAATCTTAAAAAAGTAATGCGCCATCAACCAAACTTTGGTGGTGCAGTAATTAACTCTATGTCTGCTAAGTCTATTCTTGGCGGAAAGGTTTCTCCAGATTATTTTGAGTCTACTTTTGGGTTAGACTCTTTTAGTCTATTTTTAAAAGAACATGGAGCCGAACTAGGTAGAAACTGGACACCACGTGAGGTTCAAAAATTATCTGAAGTTGAAGTTGGCGTTATTATGTGGCGTAACTTTAATTTACGTTTTGGATTTAATGAATACAAAATTTCAGAAGGACGTTACTTTAGTCCAGTAAGCGCATTCTTTAGACATAATGCCTTAAAGACAAGAAACGACTTTGAGATGGCTCGTAAAGATATTCTAAAGCAAATGGAAGTCTATTACGATAATGCAACTGGAGTCTGGGTTAGCGATAAAGCAGAAATAACAGATGCTGCATTACGTCCATTCTCTCAGGTTGTTGGGCTGCGTCAAAAGGGCTATGGAGATGCTGAGATTGCACGTATGTTGGTTGATGACATGCTGGCTGATATGCGTTTTTCATTTCATGGAAGTGCTAACGTCAACTCTTATAATA